GCCCGTTGGGTAAGCTGCAGCCAAAGGTACCGGATCTTGACGCGATCAAGGAAGCCGGTTGGCGCGAGCAGCACATCCTGGTGGTGAACGAAACTGATGATCGTCTGGACTTCATCGAGCGCGAGATCGTGCGCAGGATTGGCGAGCGTCTGTACGGAAGGACTCACCATGAGTAAGTGGACGATTGATGAAGTGGAAGCATGCTTCGTGCAGGCAGCAGAAACAGCGCGGCGACTGCCGCCAGATCGGGGGCAAGGTTACTTCAACAGCTGGTCGATGTTGGCCTTCCAGGCGCCTGATCGCTACCCGGACCCGCAGTACATCGGTCGGCCCATATCGCCGGGTCCGGCAGACATCGAGCGGATGTTGGAGACGATGCGCTGGGTACAGTGGCTCGATCCCGAATCACGGCACATTGTATGGATGCGTGCTGATCGCTACGGGTGGAAAGAGGTGTGTCGTCGCATTGGCTGCGATCGGTCAACAGCCTGGCGCAGATGGAAGCGAGCGTTGATGGTGGTCGCCGTGCAGTTAGGTGCTGAGTGTTCTAGCGCGTTTTAGCGTGTATCAGTGGCTAAATTACATTTACTGCGCGCATAAGCGGCACATCAGACAGATCTTGATGTGCAACATATCCGGGAGTTTCTGCTAAGATTTGTGCCATAGTCAGAACAAGAGCGTTCAGACAAAACCATACTCCAAACCGCCCGCGTGGCGGTTTTTTTACGCATATGCAAACACTCAATATCGAATACCGTTCGGTAGACTTGCTGATCCCTTACGCGAACAATGCCCGCACCCACTCGGATGCACAGGTCGCACAGATTGCCGCCAGTATCCGTGAATTCGGCTTCAACAATCCGATTCTGGTGGATGGGGACCGCGGGTTAATTGCTGGTCACGGCAGACTGCTCGGTGCGCGCAAATTGGGGCTGGCCACGGTGCCAGTGATTGAACTGGCACACCTCTCGCCCACACAAAAACGCGCTTACATTCTGGCCGACAATCGCTTAGCCGAGAGTGCAGGCTGGGACAACGAGTTGCTATCCCTTGAACTGGCGGATCTGTCAGCGGCGGAATTCGATCTGGACCTGCTGGGCTTTAGCGCCGATGAACTCGATAAATTGCTCGATAGCGAGAACACCGGACTGACCGATGATGACGCTGTACCTGAGGTCACCGAGTCGGCAATCTCCAAATCCGGTGATGTGTGGTTGCTCGGTGAGCACAAGCTGCTGTGTGGGGACGCCACCAAGGCAGAAGATTACAAAGCATTGCTCGGGGATGAGCTGGCCGACATGACGGTCACTGACCCGCCGTACAACGTCAACTACGCCAACAGCGCCAAGGACAAGCTGCGTGGCACCCACAGACCGATCTTGAACGACAACATGGGCGAAGGGTTCTCCGCATTCCTGCTTGCGACCTGCCAAAACATTCTTGCGGTCACTAAGGGTGCGGTCTACATCGCGATGAGTTCATCTGAGCTAGACACGTTGCAATCGGCATTCCGCGCCGCTGGTGGCAAGTGGTCAACGTTTGTCATCTGGGCGAAGAACACGTTTACGATGGGCCGCGCCGATTACCAGCGCCAGTACGAGCCGATTCTCTACGGTTGGAAGGATGGCTCACAGCACTACTGGTGCGGTGCGCGCGACCAGGGCGACGTGTGGCAGATCAAGAAGCCGCATAAGAACGATCTTCATCCAACCATGAAGCCCGTGGAGTTGATGGAGCGCGCGGTGCGCAACAGCAGCAAGACGCGCGACATCGTACTGGACCCCTTCGGTGGTTCGGGCACCACGCTGATCGCCTGTGAGAAATCAGGCCGTCGCGCACGGTTGATGGAATTGGATCCGAAGTACGCCGATGTAATTATTCGGCGCTTCCAGGATTACACCGGTAAGCAGGTCACGCGTCAAAGCGACGGAGTGAGCTTCAATGCGCTGTGTCCGGAAACGGGCGCCGCTTAGTGGCGGCAGATCCACAATCAATAATGATCTGTGAAGTGCTTGCCTTCTCGGCCGAACAGAGCGTGAATGGGGTTGTCGCAACCCAACCAGAGAAGGCCCATCATGAAAAACGAAAACGAATTTGTAGCTGAGATGACCCGCAAAAACGCACGCGAGTCCCTGGTCAATGCGCGCAACACCCTGGCGCGCGCGCTGCAGGAAATGGACAGCTTTGTGGCGAAGTTTGACGCCGCTGCCACCGATGGTGATCGTGCCAAGATTCTCAACTGGACGATCAACCACCTGGTCTCGAGCATCCAGCCCAATCTGCGCATCGACATGCTGGCCGATAGCCAGAGTGAGCTGGCCAAACGGGGCTAAAGGGCATCCTCTCAGGCACCGATGCGGTACACCCGCTCGCCACCAGATTCTTTGCTGGAATCAATGACTAGTCCGAGCTTCTTCTTGAACGTGCCAGCAAACGTACCACGCACTGTGTGCGATTGCCATGAGGTCGCCTCACAGATCTGTGCGATGGTCGCCCCCTCGGCTCGGCGCAACATCGCAATCACCTGCGCCTGCTTGCTCTTGTCTCGTGTGCGGGGTTTTGGTAATTCGGCTTGCGCTGCCTCGGCGTTGGCGATGACCGTATCGAGTGCAGCGAGCGTGATCGGGCCGCGTGCTGGTGCAGGTCGTGGCATACCGAGCGCGTCGTAACCCTCGGCGGCAACGCACCAATGCACACCGTCACGGGTGATCAGAGTGCGATTAGAAAGCGCATCGATTACTTGCTTGCGTGCGCCGCCCTTGATGTTGTCGGGGAACCAGCTGAGCCGTCCATCGGTGTGGTGAATAGCGTGCGCGAGGATGGCGTGTTGTGAGGCGCTGAGTTGTGGGGTCATGATGGATCTCCTGATTGATGTTGTGGTTGGTTGGCGCAGGCTGCGTGTCTGCCCGCATCGAACGCGGCCTGCAGCGCGCTCTTGATGCCCCACACACTCACTTCATGAAAATCGAGCCGGTCGCTGTGGCGTGTTTCAAGGGTTTCAACAAAAAGATGATCGAGCGCGATTTGGTTAAATGCATCAATGACGTTTTGTTCATGTGCGTTCAGGGTTTTGTTGTTCATCGTCGTTCTCCTTAAATCTTGTGAAATTTCTTGGCGCGATCAAAGCCGATCCAGATGCCCTGATCATCCAGGCCGCGTCCTGCAAGTTCTTTGCGGGCCAGCAGGTTTAAATCGATCTCGCCGCGTGCCACCGCGACCAGCACCTTGTTCATCGCGGTCTGGATAAAGCCCAATTCGTCGACCGTAAATTCTGTGCGGTGGGTGTTCATTTTTACTCCTTGATGTAGTTGATGACAGCAACATGAACGCTTCATTTTGGAAGTTAATCAACTCAATTCTGCAGAAGATTCCCGCACCGTCTGTTACGGGTTATTGATTCTCCGCGATGCCGCATAAAGCGCCCACGCCCTGCCGACACCCCGGTTGTGGTGCGGTGCTGGCGCAGCCTGGCTACTGCGACGTCCACCGGACAGATCAGCGTCAATGGGACAGCACTGCTCGCAAGCGACAACGGCAGGCGAGTCGCGCTTTGCCGACCAACAGCGCGGCCTGGCGCGCCATCCGTGCGCACGTACTTCGTGAAGAACCGTTATGCCGGGCGTGCCAACAACGAGGTGTTCTGCGTGCAGCAAGCGTGGTAGATCACATCAATGGAAACAGTCACAACAATGAACCATCGAATTTGCAATCAGTCTGCGGTCCGTGTCACGCCGCCGTTACCGCACGACACGATGGCGGTTTCGGAAACCCGAGGGATCGCCGTAAAAGCGGCGTGGCTGACTGATGCAAATGACATATGACAATGGGGTAGGGGGGTCTAATATCTACAATGTAATCAATGAGATGCGTGCGCTTGCACAGATTTTTGCGCGTGCACAATGAAACAGGGGGGGGTGCAGTATGCAAATAGGCCCCCCCATCATTCCCAGGGCCACAAATGAAGAAATCGACTATGCCCAATTCTGACGCGAAAGAGGTTCAACCAGTGGGTAAGAGATCTGATGGCCGGACGTAAACCACTCCCCACTGCCGTCAAGAAGCTCAAGGGCACGCTACAGAAATGCAGGACTAACCCGCGTGAACCACAGCCCCAGGGCGACTTGGTCGAACCCCCGGAGTACATGGCAGATGGAGCCAAGAACGCGTGGCGCTATGCGATCAGCAGCGCGCCACCACATCTGTTACGCCGACTCGACATGTCGGTGCTCGAGGTCTGGTCATGTGCGGCCGATCTGTACCGTAAGGCACAGGTAGGTCTGATCAAGACGGGCTTACTGATGAAGGCCCCCAACACCGGCGTGCCGATGCAGTCACCGTACCTGGCCATTGCCAACAAGCAGGCACAGATCATGACCAAGGCGGCGACCGAGATGGGATTCACGCCGGCGTCTCGCTCGCGCATAACCCTGCCGGTAGAGGCAGTGAGCGACTCGGACCCCTGGTCTGACATTGCAGGCTGATGGCACCACGCAACTATGCCGCTGTTGCGCGCCAGTACGCCCGGGACGTGGTGGCGGGCAGAATTTCGACCTGCAAATGGGCGCGCCAAGCCTGTCAGCGCCAATTGGATGACCTGGAGCGCTTCAAGGGGCCGGGCAGCGCCTACCGGTTCAACCCAAAGCTCACCGACAAGTCTGGCAAGGCGTTCACACCCGCCGACAACCTGTGCGCGTTCATCGAGCGCCTAGCGCATGTGAAGGGGCCGCTGGCCGCAATGCCTATCCACCTGGAGCCATGGCAGGTATTTGTACTCACCACCGTGTTCGGGTGGGTCAAGCCGGATGGCAAGCGGCGGTTCCGACGGTCGTTCGTAGAAATCCCGCGCGGGAATGCCAAGTCAACAATTTCTTCGGCGCTGGCGCTGTACATGATGGCCGCCGATGGCGAAGGCGGTGCGGAGGTCTATTCGCTGGCTACGACTCGTGATCAGGCGCGGATAGTGTTTGGCGACGCGCAGACGATGGCCAGGCAGTCGGCCGGGTTCCGCAACCGATTCGGCGTCACGGTGGGGGCCCACAACATCCATGTCCTGAAGACCGGCTCCAAGTTCGAAGCACTGTCGGCAGAAGGCTCAACGCTTGACGGCCTGAACATTCACTTTGGCTGCATCGATGAACTGCACGCGCACAAGACGCGCACCGTCTATGACGTGGTGGAAACCGGTACCGGCAAGCGCGACAACTCGCTTCTGTGGGTGATCACCACCGCCGGCAGTAACCGAGCCGGCATCTGCTACGAGATCCGCACCTTCGTCACCAAGCTGCTCGACAGGGTGTTCGAGGACGACAGTCAGTTCGGCATTATTTATGGCTTGGATGATGGGGACGACTGGGTCACCGAAGCGTCGCTGATTAAAGCCAACCCCAACTGGGGCGTGTCGGTGCGTCCCGAGGTGTTGCTGCCGCTGCAGGCCAAGGCCATGCAGCTACCCAGTGCGGTGAACAACTTCAAGACCAAGCACTTGAACGAGTGGGTCAACGCCGACACCTCGTGGATGGATATGCGTGCCTGGGACCGCTGTGCAAACCCGAGTCTGACGCTTGCGGCGTATGCCGGGCAGCCGTGCTGGATCGGCTTGGATCTGGCGAGCAAGACCGATATCGCAGCCTTGGTGCTGGTGTTTGCGCACCAGGAGATCGAGGGCGCGTTCGCGGTGTTTGCTCGCTACTACCTGCCGGAGGACACGGTGCACGCCAATGGCAACAGTCAGTACCCGGGCTGGATGGGCAGCGGGCGGCTGACGGTGACACCTGGCAATGTGATTGATTTCAGCTGGATCGAGGCTGACCTGATTGAGTTCGTGTCACTACACGCGGTGCAGGCGGTGGCCTTTGATCCGTTCCAGGCGACACAACTGTCCACACGAATGATGAGTGAGGGCTTACCGATGATTGAAGTGCGTCCGACGGTGCTCAATTTCTCGGAGCCGATGAAGACGTTAGAGGCGTTGGTGCTGCAAGGTAAATTAATTCATGACGGCGACCCGGTGCTCGGCTGGATGGCCAGCAACGTAGTGGCGCACCTGGATGCGAAGGACAACATCTACCCGAGGAAGGAACGCCCTGAGAACAAGATCGACGGCATCGTGGCACTGATCATGGCGCTGTCGCGCGCTTTTCTACCGGGTGACTCGGTGGTGCTGGGCGCGGACTATGAACTGGTCATGCTCTGATGGGAATGTTCAGTTTCTTCTCCCGTTGGATGGCGTCCGCTGATCGATCTGCCGGGGGTGATTTCTGGTTTGAGCCGGTGTCGGCACGCACCAGCAGCATGCGTGTCTCACCTGAGAGCGCGCTGCGCCTCGCAGCGGTCTACGCCTGTGTGCGCATCCTCTCCGAGACCATGGCGTCGCTACCGCTGGTGATCTACCAGCGCCGCGCCGATGGGGCTAAGGACAAGGTGACCGACCACTGGCTGTATCGCCTGATGGCTAAACGACCAAACCGGTTTCAGAATCCCTTTGAGTGGCGTGAAATGCTGCAAAGCCACCTGGTCTTGCGGGGCAACGCGTACAACCAAATCATCACCAACCCAAGAGGCGAGGTGGTGGAACTGATGCCGATCCATCCGGACCGGGTCAAGATCGAATTGCTGCCTTCCGGCGAATACCGCTACCGTGTCACCGACCGCGCAGGCACCGAGGTCATCATGCCGCGCGGTGACGTGTGGCACCTGCGGGGACTGTCCTCCGATGGGCTGATCGGCATGAGCCCGATTGAGCTCGCCCGCGAGAACCTCGGGATGGCGCTCGCCGCCCAGGACTACGGTGCGCGATTCTTTGCGAATGACGCCAAGCCAACCGGCGGCTGGATTGAGTTTCCCGGCTCGTTCAAGGATTCGGAAGCCAAGAAAGTGTTTCGCGAGTCCTATCAAAGTGCGCAGTCCGGCACCAACCGTGGCAAGGTGCTGGTGCTGGAGAACGGCATGAAGTTCCACGAGGTCGGCGTCACCAACAAAGATGCTCAGTTTTTGGAGCTGCGCAAGTTTCAGATCACCGACATCGCCCGATTGTTCCGGGTCCCGCCGCACATGATCGCGGATCTAGACCGGGCGACCTTCTCCAATATTGAGCAGCAGAGTTTGGAGTTCGTCATGCACACCATGACGCCGTGGGCTGAGCGCTGGGAGGCGAGCATCGAGTCTGAGTTGCTGCTCGAGAGTGACGACATCGAGATCGAGTTTGATTTCGCCAACCTGATGCGCGGCGATGCGGCCAGCAGATCAAGCTACTACCAAAGCGGAATTCAGAACGGTTGGTTGACGCGTAATGAGGCGCGTATCGCCGAGAACCTGAATCCTCTTGACGGCTTGGACGAACCGCTACGGCCACTGAACATGGTCGAAGAAAGTGCGGCGGAAGATCTTGAAGTTGACGCCGAACAGGCGGAGCCGCCAGCGCGGGATAGCACCGTACCGATGACCGAAACCGAATTAACCCAACCACTGCTCGCCCCCGGGACACTCTTATGAAAAATCAATTACTGGTCGCCGAGTTCCTGGCGACCCCGTGGGCGATGATGCCCGAGCACCTGAATGTGATGTACGGCGTCATTTCACGCTGGTCGAGCAACACACCCGCAGGTAATGAGGTGATGCAACGTATTGCGGCTGAGCGCAGTGCGCGTGAGGCGCGGCGTCAGGCCACCCAGGTGAACGCAGGCGGCATTGCCGTACTGCCGCTCTACGGCATCGTGACCCAGCGCGGCAATATGGTCGAGGATGTTTCCGGCCCGGGCAGCACTAGCACGCAGCAATTCACCGCGAGCCTGCGCCAGGCACTGGCAGATGAGAGCGTGAGCCAAATCCTGATCGATATCGACAGCCCTGGTGGCAGTGTGTACGGTGTTGCAGAACTTGCCGATGAGATCGCCAGTGCCCAAGGTCAAAAGCCTGTCATTGCGATTGCCAACAGCCTGGCCGCCTCCGCTGCGTACTGGATTGGCGCTTGTGCTGCCGAGTTCTACGTGACCCCTGGCGGCGAAGTGGGCTCCATCGGTGTGTGGCAAGCGCACCAGGATTACAGCCGCGCCATGGATGATGCCGGCGTTACAACCACGCTCATCTCGGCGGGTAAGTTCAAAGTCGAGGGGAACCCCTACGCGCCCCTGAGTGAGGAGGCGCATGGCTTTATGCAGTCGCGCGTCGATGACTACTACGCAGCCTTCACCAAGGCGGTCGCCAAGGGCCGAGGTGTACCGGTCGCGCAGGTACGCGACAGCATGGGCCAGGGCCGCGTGCTCGGAGCCGATGCGGCCCTTTCCAGCCACATGGTCGATGGCGTCGCCACGCTTGATGACGTTATCAATAAAATGCGCCGCGCTGTCAGGATCTCATCCAAGCCACGGGCTTCGCGCTTGGCCATCGCGCAAAAGGAACTGCAAATTCTTTAAAACGGGCTGCTGTTACCTGGCAGATGTGCCCACTCATTCGGCAGCGCTTTGTGATACAGTATACTTATCATGTAACACATAGGGCAAACACAATGAACGAATCAACTTTTACCTTCCGTGTCGATGTGGATTTGAAAGACGAGTTTTCTACGGCGGCGAAGTCCCGCGACCGAACTGGTGCGCAGCTTCTGCGAGACTTCATGCGTGATTTCGTCAAGCAGCAGCAGGACGCCGCCGAGCATGGCGTCTGGTTCCATCGCCAAGTTCAGGTAGGATTGGATTCGGCCAATGCGGGTCGCCTGGTTTCCAACGAAGAGGTGGAATCAGAATTTGCAGCGCGCAGGGATGCGACGCGCCGTAAAATCCAAGCGAGATCGTGAGACTATTCTGGACGCATGAAGCCATAGATGACCGCCGTGCGATCTATGACTACATAGAGACCGATAACCCAAGCGCTGCACTGGCTCTCGATGAGCTTCTTTCTGAGAAAGCCAACCGTCTGATTGATCATCCGAGTTTGGGTCAACAGGGTCGCGTTACCGGCACCCGTGAGTTGGTGGCACATCAGAATTACATCCTGATCTACGACATAACGACCGATCTGGTACGTATTCTGCGCGTGCTGCACGCAGCAAGGCAATGGCCGCCAGTGCGACATTGATGCACCGGACATGCAGAAACCGCCAAAGGAATGTACGAATATTATGCATAACAAACCAACTCAACCAATCCCATGACAATCTGATTTTGTAGCAAACCCGCGATTCATCGCACCTCAAGTCTGACCGCCCTCGTGGCGGTTTTTTTATACCCGCGTCAGGCGGGTTTTTCATTTCAGGAGAAATCAAATGAGTAAACAATTACGCGAACTGCAAGCTCGCAAAGCCGCGCTGATCCACGAAGCTCGTGCGCTCACCGAGCGCGCGGCCACCGACAACCGCGACTTGAGCGATGAGGAGGTTAGCGCCTTTGATGCGCTAAAGGCCCGCATCGACTCCGCCTCCGGCGCCATTGACCGCGAATCGAGCCTGATCGCTGAGGAAGCGCAAATGGCCATCGGCGCACTGAACCACCCGCGCAACGCGCACATCACGGTGACCGACAACCGTCAGGCCGACCCGATGCACGGCTTTCAATCGGTAGGCGAATTCATGCAGGCGGTCTACCAGGCTGACAAGCCCGGCAAGTCCCTCGATGAGCGTCTCCTCATTGGTCGCGATTGGGGTGGTGGCCGTGGTGCGGCAGCCCCAGGCAGCTTTGCCAACGAGGCCTCGGGCCAAGATGGCGGCTTCATGGTGCCCCCACAGTTCTCGCAGCAGATTTTTCAGCTCTCCCTTGGAGAGGACTCCCTGTTGCCAATGACCGACAACGTGGAAATCTCCGGCAACAGCATGGCGTTTCCCAAGGACGAGACCACGCCCTGGGGCACCAACGGCATCCGCGCTTACTGGCAGGGTGAGGCCAATGCAGCAATAGCCACCAAACCCGTTCTGGGCCTTGCCACTTTGCGCCTGAAGAAACTCATGGCGCTCGTACCCACCACCGACGAATTGCTCGATGATGCCAATGCGCTCACGAGCTACCTGCCGGACAAGGTGGCGACCTCAATGCGTTGGAAAATGAATGAGTCGATTCTGTTCGGTGCTGGCAACGGCGTGCCGGTTGGGGCGTTGAGTTCGGGGGCTACCGTAACGGTCGCCAAGGAAACGGGGCAAACCACGCAAACGCTTGTGCCGCAGAATCTTGCCAAGATGATTGCGCGCCTGCCCTCTGGCTCGTTTGCCAATGCGGTGTGGATCGTCAACAACGATGTGCTGCCAGCACTCTTTACGCTGACCTTGGGCAATTACCCGATCTACCTGCCAACAGGTCTGGGAGTCGGCGGCATTCAGATCTCGCCCTACGGCACGCTCTTGGGGCGTCCGGTGTTTGTGTCGCAGCACGCCAATACCTTCTCAGCGCAAGGTGACATCTTGCTGGTCGATCTGAAGTACTACCAGACCATCACCAAGTCAGGCGGCATGCAGACAGCCACATCGATGCATCTGTACTTCGATGCGGACCTCACGGCGTTTCGCACCACCTTTCGCATGGATGGGCAATCCAAGATCGTCGCGCCCATTTCGCCTGCCAAGGGCAGCGCCACCATGTCCCCGTTCATCCAACTCGGCGCGCGCTAAAGCGTCCACCACACAAGGAGAAAAACTATGTTTCCAAACTCTAAAGCCAGCGAGATGCTCGCTATCCTCGCCACCATCGATCCGGCCACACAGGCCGCAGGCGCAGTCAGCACCGGCTGGGTGTCGGTGGCCAACCACCTCGGATTTCTGGCGCTGGTGCAAACCGGCGTGCTGGGCACGGCCGCTACGGTCGACGCCAAACTGCAGCAGGCACTGGACAACGCAGGCACCGGTGCAAAAGACATCACCGGCAAATCCATCACCCAGATCGTCAAGGCCACGGGTGACAACAAGCAGGCGCTCATCAACATCAAGCCCGAGGAACTGGACACCGTCAATGGTTTCGGTTTTGTGCGGGTCACGGTGACGGTTGGCGTAGCCGCCAGCATTACCTCAGCGCAACTGATCGGTGTGAATCCGCGCCACGCGCCGGCGGACTCGCAAAACCAGGCGGCCGTGGTGCAGGTCATCTAAATGCCGCTGCAACTCATCACCCCACCCGCAGAGGAACCGGTGTCGCTCATCGACGCCAAGCTTCACCTGCGGGTGGACTTTAACGAGGACGACACCTTGATTGCCTCCTTGATCTCGGCATCTCGGCAAGCCGCTGAGACCCTGACCGGGTGCCAGTTCGTGACCGGGCGCTGGAAACTGGTGCTCGATGGGTTCCCGCGTTGCGTCATCGCGCTGCCTAAATGCCCAGTGCAGTCGGTGCTGGCCATCAATTACCTGGACATGAACGCAGTGCTGCAAACCATGCCGGCCTCGACCTACACGGTGGATACGGCGTGTGAGCCTGCGCGTATCACCCCCGTGTTCGGTCAGTTCTGGCCGCTCGCGCTGCCGCAGATCGGCGCGGTGACGGTCACCTTCGATGCCGGGTATGGTGCGCCATCTGATGTTCCCGAGGGCATCAAGAGCTGGATCAAGCTGCGTGTGGGAAGCCTCTACGCGTACCGCGAGGAAGTCGCTGTGACGAGCGGCGGTCGTATCGAAACATTGCCCTTCATGGACGGATTACTCGATCCTTACAAAGTCTCACTCATATGAGTTCGCTGCAGGCAGGCCAATTGAATCGGCGCATTACACTGGAGTCCCTGGTGCAGACTAAGGATTCGGAAGGCGGCATGGTCGATAGCTGGTCTGCGGTCACCACGGTATGGGCCAAAGTGGCCAACCTGTCAGGCAATGATCGCCGCGCCACCAGCCACGGTGGACAGGTTGCAGAAGCCCGCACTGAATTCACTATTCGGCACCGGTCGGATCTCAATGCAAAAATGCGTGTTTCATACGCGGGTAAAAAATACAACATCCGCCACCTCAATGATTTCGCCGAAGCGCATCGCTTCGTGGTGCTGACTTGTGACACCGGGGTGAATGATGGGCGGTAGCAGGGTCCTGGGCATAGGCAAGCTGATCCGCTCGTTTGCAACGTTGGCGATCGACATGAAAAAAACCGCCGCCCGACGCATTGCGGCAGCAGGTGCCAGTATGTTGCGCCAGGAAGCGCGGAGCGTGGCGCAAGCCTTAGGTCTGCGCAAGACCGGCGCATTGATCAAGAACATTGTCATCAAGCGCGAGCGCAATGCGCCGCCCGGCACCGAGCAATACAACCTGGGCGTGCGACACGGGCGGGACTTGGGCAACGGAAAGAAAGTCACAAAATACTTAGCGCTCAGCAAATCCGGGCGCGTTGTGACCCGGCGGCAGAATGATCCGTTTTACTGGAGTTTTTTGGAATTCACCACGAAACGTCGCACCGGGACGTCCTTTATTGCAAAAGCACTTGAGAACAAATCCACCGAGGCCATCGCCGCCATGGAAGCGCAGGCGCTGAAAGAGGTTGAGAGGGCTGCCAGCAAATGACCATCAAATCGCAGGTGCTCACCGCCCTATCTGCCGTGTTGGCGAACACCTGGGCGATAGAGCTACCGGAGCAGCCCACCTGGCCCGCGATCGTATTTGATATCGACAGCGAACCAGAACAGAACTGGGTGCAGGACGGCGGCTACGACCAGCATACAGTGGGCGTGGTGATACTGGCTAAAACGCTGGGCGAGATTCCTGCGCTACAGACCTCAGTTGATGCAGCGCTTATGGCGATCCCGGTCTATCTTCGCGAGGAAGGCCGCGGCGATGCGGCTTATGAATCAGATCCGAGCGTTTACGCTTGCTTTTCTAATCATGTAATTCGCACCCGTCGAACCTGAGCCTGCCGCATCCGACTCTCAACCCGCTCAGGCGGGTTTTTTATGGAGAAAAAATCATGAGCAACAAGAAACATATTTACCCCGTTTCGCTCAACACCAATGTCGATACGGAGTTGGTTGTTACCGAGCAGCAGCCCAATCACGCTATGAGCTTGTACCGCGCCATCACTACTGATGAGCATGCCGGCAAGGGTGGGTCCTACACCTACGACCCTGCCACCGGGCAGCGCACGCGCAACCAGGATTCAGCGTAACCGCTTTTATTTTCCGATCACAACTTGTCAGGAGTAACCCATGTCAAAAGCATCGCGTAACGTAATCCTGCTCGCAAAAATCCAGCCGGTCGCCGGGACAGATTCTGTCCCAACCGTCGGCGCCAATGCCATTTTGTGCAGCGAGCCAAAAGTCGATCCACTCAATGCGCAGATCGTGAAGCGCAACAATGTGCTGGCATGGATGGGCAATCCCGGTAGTGTCGTGGTCGCCGTGCATTCCACCATCGAATTCGAAGTGGAGATGCAGGGTTCCGGCGTTGCCGGTACACCGCCCAAGTTTGGTCCGCTGTTACGTGCCTGCGCGTTAGGGGAAACCATCGTGGCAGCTACCAGTGTTGGCTATACGCCGGTCGATACCGCGCACGAATTACTCTCGTTTTATTATTTCCTTGATGGGATCAAACACGTAATCACTGATGCGAAGGGCACGGTCTCATTCGATCTGAATGCACAAGGCATCCCGGTGATGAAATTCAAATTCTGGGGCTTTTACTCGACTCCAACAGACCTCACCAATCCCTCCGGAACGGATTACTCCGGATTCAAAGATCCGCTACCGATCAACAAGGCCAATACCACCGCCTTCACCTTGCACGGCATTGCGCTCAAATCCAAATCACAAACACTCGATCTGGCAAATCAGGTGGAGTACGTCAACAAACCCAACTTCGAGGGCATTCAGATCACCAACCGCATGCCGGTGGGCAGTGCAGTTTTCGAAGTGGATACGCTTGCCGTGAAAGACTGGTACAGCGTAATCAAGAACGGCACGCTCGGCGCATTGGCCGTGACACACGGGCTAACTGCTGGCTACATTTCCGGTATTAGCGCTCCCAAAGTGCAATTGACAAATTTGTCTTATACCTCCGACCAAGGCATTGCCCATTGCAATTCGAGCATGGATTTGCAGGCCAATGCCGGGCGAGATGAACTGGTTGTGACATTCACTTAGACCGGTTCTGATGCAGTACCCCTTTGCCTCGCTCCTGCGGGGCTTTTTGTTCTATTCGAGGAATCAATCATGACATTTAAAAAATCCGCTAAGCCCACCTTCACCAGTCGCGTGACGGTGAATATGCCCAACGACAAAGGCGGACACGACAAGTCGCAATTCGATGCGATATTCAAGTACATCGGCAATTCCGCCGAGCTGGAAGAGTTGCGCAACCTGCCCGCCCGCGAGGTGATGGAACGAGTGTTGCTCGGTTGGAAAGAGTTTGTCGATGAACAGGGTGCGCCGGTTGATTTCAATGAAGCTGAAGTGCAGGCGTTATTGTCGATCCCGCAGGCGTTATACGGCTTGATGGAAGCGTTTTGGAGCAACGTCGTCAAGGCATCAATAAAAAACTAGAGGAGGCCGCGCGCTGGTGGGCGGGTGACAGGCCCGCTCCCGCCGCGCGGCTCCAGCACGGTACTGCCGTCCTCGATGGACTGATTGCTGACAGTGCACCGGACGATGTAATCGAAGCAGTGCGCGCGCGCATCGAGCAAGCCGCCACGCCGCACGAAGATACTGCCGATGCTTTCGAAGTGTTCTCAGAAAACTGGGACAGCGTCCTATTTTTCCTGCGGGTAGGCACGCAATGGAATGCAATCGGCGGCATGGAGCGGGTGCATTGGCTGGGCCTGGACTATGCCGGAGTCGAAACGCGCATGCCGAAATCAAAAAAGAAACGCAAAAAGCTGTGGGATGACCTCCAAATAATGGAGGCCACCGCGCTGGAAGTTCTGAATCGTCAAAAGGATTGATCATGTCGGCACTCGGATCATTGGTGGTGAAACTCGCGCTGGAATATGCCGAGTACACCCAAGGTCTCGACAAATCCAGTCAGGCTGCGCTCATGCATGCCAAAAATGTGCAGCGTAATTTTGATTCTGCCGAGAAGTCAGCCAAGCAATATTTCAGCCGTATCGCAACCGGCGCAGTTGCGGCCGTGGCCGCGTATGCCGGTATCAACGCTGCGATCGACCGTCTGAGTAACTCCATCAACACCTTAGCCAAACTCGACGACATGGCGCAGAAGACTGGCTCCTCGGTCGAGAACCTCTCTCGTATCCAGAAAACCGTTGCTGCATTCGGCGGTGATTTCGGCGCAGTCGATAACGCCATTGCCAAGCTCGCCAAGGGCATGGGCACGATAGACAGCGATACCAACAAAGCCAACAACGCACTCAAGGCGCTGGGTATTTCTTCGCGCGATACCGCTGGCAATTTGCGCGATCCGTCCCAGGTGATGATCGAGATCGCCAGGAATTTACAGAACTACGCCGATGGCGCGGGCAAGACTGCGCTGGCCACTGATCTGTTCGGTAAATCCGGTGCGGAAATCATGCCGGTATTGAACGACATGGCGGACAACATCAGCCGCTTCTCCGGTGTCTCGACCGAGGCCGCGCAGCAGGCCTCACTGCTGAAAGACCAGATGGGGCTGATGAGCGGGCATGTGGATTCGCTGTACACCTCCATGGCACTGAACCTGATGCCAGCGCTGACCGATATCGCCGGAGCAATGAACAATACTTCGACCAATACGGTGGCATTCACCGCCACCGCCGATGCGGCAGGGATCGCCCTCAAGGGACTGGTCACCGCGGGCTCACTGGTGGGGTATGTATTCACCCAAGTCGGCGCTGCCATTGGGGCGGCGGCTGCGATGGCCGATCGCTTCGCGCATCTGGATTTCTCCGGCGTCAAGGTAATCAAGGATGCGTTCTTGAGTGATTACAAAGGCAACGCCGCATCGATTGGAAAATTCATCGGCAACGTATGGAACGGCTCGCCCGAGGTCACGAAGCAAACCTCCAAAATCAACACGCCCGCAGTAGCCAAGCCCGCACTCAACTACCAGTCTGGCGCGGCAGCTGCCAGTGCCTCTGACGCCAAAGCCGCCATCAATGCCTACGACAAACTGATTGGCTCGATCCATGAGAAAACTGCCGCGCAGGCGCTCGAATTATCCGGGCAGGCCAAGTTGACTGACGGGCAGAAAACCGCACTGGATGCCATGGTCAAATTGCGCGACGGCACGCTCAACCTGACCAGCGTGCAGAAAATCAAACTGACCGGAGATCTGGAAAATCTGCTCACCACCGAGCAATCAGTGATCGCCATGCAGGCCGCCAAGAAAGCCGCTGATGATCTGATCCAATCCGGCCAGCGGCAGATCACCGGCGTACAAGGACAGATCGACGCGCTGCGTGAACAGAATGCCATGATCGGCATGAGTAACGAACAGATCATCGCATTGACCGGATCGAAGAACGAGGAACTTGCGGCAAACCTGCGTAGTGCGGCCGTCTATGCCGGGCCGTTGCATGATGCATACATGCAGCATGCCAACGATCTGGATGCGCTCGCGCAACTACAGCGCGATCTAGTGAAAGAGCAACAGATCGCCAAGGCAGGGGAAGACTGGAGTCGGATGTGGAGCACGATGGAACAGACCGGAAGGATGGCATTCGTGCAATTCGCCGCACACGGGACAAGCGCGATGGCATCCATCGGGCAATCCATCAAGATGTCCATCATTGATCTGCTGTATCAGCTCACGGTGCGTAAATGGATCATTAACATCGGCACTTCGTTGAGCGGGAGTTTTGCTGCGGGGGCAGCCAACGCCACAGGGGGCTCGGTGAGCAGCGGTGGCCTCAGCCTGATGAACATCGCCTCCGGCGCCAGCAACATTTTCAGTGCAGTCACCGGCGGCCTCACCAGCACGCTCGGCAGCGGTATTGCTGATCTTGGTAGTATGTTCGGTTCCAGCGCAGTGAGCGCCTTCGGCGCTGGCTTAGCCGGCTCCACGGCAGGCATATTCAGTGCGGCAGGTGGGGCAGGTACTGCGTTCATCGGTGGCGCCGGTACGGCAATCGCAGGCACGGGCATGGGTGCTGCCGCCACCATCGGCGCTAGCCTGGCAGCAATGGCCGGGCCTGCGATTGCACTGATTGCGGTTGATCTGATTTTCAGAAAACTCGCTGGTGATAAAGTAATTGGTGGCGGCGTGGGGAAGGTACTGAATTATGTGCCGGTGCTCGGTCCCATGCTGAACACCATGTTTGGGCGCGGCCCGTTTAAACCGATTGGCCCGCAGGAGTTGGTCGGACAGTTTGATGCCAGCGGCTTCGGCGGGGACCTGCAGCAAACAATGCGCAGCAAAGGCGGGTGGTTTCGTAAAAACCGTTACAGAGTAGACCACACTGCTCTTAGCGAGGATACGCAACAAGGCCTCTCTTCGGTCGTCGCCTCGGCCTCTGCGGTCTACGCCGATTTGATAATGTCGGCCAATGAAGGCGCCCGCTCGCTCGCAGGCTGGACCTATTCAGTGCGACGGCAAATCGACTCTGAAGAGAAGATCAAGCAGTTGACTATTGACGTGTCCAACAGCATCGGCACGCGCCTGGTGCCGGAATTGGCGGCGGTGCAGCAGAAGGGCGAGCAGTTGACGGACACCGCCAAACGCATGCGCTCGGAATTCATTTTGACCACCGAACTGATCGATCTCACCGGGCAGTCGTTTGGTGCATTGGGGCTGGCCAGCACCGTCGCACGCGACAACCTGATCCAGTTATTTGGGGGAGTGGATAAGGCGGCTGCGCCGCTGCAGGCGTACTACCAGAATTTCTACACCGACGCCGAGCGCAACGCCAGCGGCTGGCGGCTGCTGAATCATGAGCTCTCCAATCTCGGGCTGACCACTCTACCCGCCACGCTCGACCAGTACCGCGCCCTGACCGAGGCGCAGGATCTAAGCACCAATGCCGGGCAGGGAATGTTCTCAGCGCTGGTGCAACTCGCGCCCGCGTTTGCATCGTTGACCAATGCGACTGAGCAGTTGGGCCAGGGTATCGTCGCGCTGACAGAGGACTATTTTGCCACGCTGACGGACTATATTCGCTACCAGCACACCAGGCAGACCGCCAGCAATACGCTGCTGAGCCAGACCAACGCATTCCGGCCGTCATTTGCCGTCGGCACCGACTACGTGCCCTACGATATGCCAGCTAACATTCATACTGGCGAGCGCATCATTCCGGCGGCCGATAACCGCGAGCTGATGGCGCGGCTGCGCAGCCCCGATGCCGGCAATGCTGCGTTTGTGGCAGAAATTCGCCAACTCCGCGCAGAACTCAAAAAAACTAATGATGCAATCGCACGCCACGTTTCAGCAACCGCGGATATGGTGCGTCGCTGGGACAACGATGGCATGCCCGCCGTGAGAACGGTATGAAGATGATTCGGCCCATGCCAGTAAACGATGCCACCCTGACCAGCAGCAACGTACCAGAAACTGATTACGCGGCGTACAACCCGGCAACGACTTATGCCCTGGGCGCGCGCGTGATTTACATCGCCGCCAATAAGCATTGGATCATCGAGTCTCTGCAAAACGCCAACACAGGGCACCTCACGACCGGACTGGCAGCAGATACCTGGTGGCTGAAAGTGGGCGCGACCAATCGCTGGCGCATGTTTGATGCGGTGGTGTCGGGACAAACCAGTAACGCTGATAGCATTGATGTGACGATCAATTGCACTGGTCGGGTCAACGGCATCGCGCTGATGAATATCGCCGGAGCGACGGTTCGCATCATCGTCACGGACACCATTGATGGTGTTGTTTATGACAAAACGACCAGCCTGGTTTCGACAATGGGAATCACTGACTGGTACGTGTATTTCTACGAGCCGATTGTTCGCGTTTCTGATTTTGTGGCGCTGGATCTGCCGGCGTACTACGCCCCCACTGTGAGGGTGCTTTTATCGGCTCCAGGTGCCACAGCACTGCTGGGTGAACTGGTGCTCGGGATGCAGTTCAGCCTCGGCCTCACCGACAATGGCGCATCGCTAGGGATCGATGACTATAGCGTCAAGCAACAAGATGTGTGGGGTAATTTCAGCATTCTGGAGCGCGCCTACAGCAAGCGTGCCACTTTTGCGGTTGAGGTCGAAAACATGCGCATCGATGCGCTACATTTGCTCCTGGCATCTTATCGCGCCACGCCAGTGGTGTGGGTCGGCATCGAAGGGTATTCCTCAACATTTATTTACGGGTTTTACAAAGGCTTCCGCATCGACATTCCAGGGCCGGTGGTGTCAGCCTGCAGCCTCGATCTCGCCGGGCTGACATAAGGCGTATCAGAACACTTTAACCACAGGACTAGAATTATGCCAGCGATTACCTCGCTACCTACGCCAGCACCCTCCCGAACGATGATTGATGCGGTCTATGTGCCAGCAGCTGATGCGCTGATGGGCGCACTGCCTCAGTTGGTCGCTGAGATCAATGTAGCAGTGACCGCCATGAACAACAACTCGACCAACGCTACCAGCACCACGGCGCTGAGTATTGGAGCTGGAACCAAGAGCCTGACCGTGCAGACGGGCAAGAGCTACGTTGTTGGGCAGAGTTTAAAAATAGCATCTTCCGCAAGCCCTTCAAATCACATGATCGGCTATGTAACTGCATATACGGCCGAGACAGGTACGCTTGTTGTCACAGTGACGCAGTACGGCGGATCAGGAACAATTGCAGCATGGACGGTGACGCTTGCGGTTGAAGGGGTGTTATCTCGCGTTGTGCTAAATGGCGCTACGAGTGGCTCTATTACGATCGAGGCGCCAGCCGTTGCAGGCTCTGGAACACTCACTCTACCAGTTGCGACCGATACGCTGGTGGGCAAGGCTACGACTGATACGCTAAGTAATAAGACTCTAGTTGCTCCGGCACTTGGAATACCGGTAAGTGGTGATTTAACTAGTTGTACGGCTACAACAGCAGCAAGTGCCACCAGCACTACCCAGTTGGCCACCACTGCTTTTGCTTTCGGCACATTGAGTAACGCTGCAAATGGGTACATGAAGTTACCGAACGGCATGATTTTACAATGGGGAGCTACTGCCAGTCTTGCACAGGATAGTTCGACAGTAATCACATACCCAATAGCGTTCCCAACGTCTATTTACAATGTCCAAATAAATAATATAAAGGCTTTAACCGTTTCATCGTCTGGCGAGAATACTGTAGACACTGTTGGTTTAAGCAGTTTTGTCTTAAGAAAAGGATCAGACGGAACATCACCATTCTACTGGATGGCGATAGGGAAATAATAATTAAGCGCCCAGGAAAATAAAATGACAAATTACTTCTACTCGGCTTCAACCTGCGGTTTCTATACCCCAGACATTAACCCTGTAATGCCTGCTGACGCAGTAGAGATCACTGAGGAATATTATCAGTCTCTACTAGAGGGTCAATCTAACGGAAAGCAAATTGTTGCAGATACACAAGGATACCCAATTCACATTACACCCGCGCCGCGTGCGCCAACGGCAGAGCAGAATCAACAAAAAGCCTCCGGGTTGTTATACAACACCGACTGGACGACCATATCTGACATAGGGCTACCAACAGCCAGTCCCAGATTAGCGAATCAAGCAGAGTTTATTGCGTATCGCCAAGAGATTCGTCAGATTGCTGTGTACCCTTTAGCAGGTGAAATAATCTGGCCCACACTACCAACTGAAGTTTGGGTACCGATTCCGCCGTTGGATGAATTCCTGTCAGCGCTGCCGGTTCGGACGATACCGTAATCTATTTACATTCAACTACCAAGCCCCTTCGGGGGCTTTTTTATTGCTCTAAATTCAGGAGGAACATCATGGCAATCGAAAAAGAAAAGGAGAAATGTGTGGTGACATCGGTCAAGGATGTGGCTGCGAGAATCAGGCGATCGATTGCTGCTGTCGAGGCAGACATGGAGCCGGCTGTTGACAGGTTGGTGGTGCGTTTGGCTGCAAAAAAACATTCTACGGCATTCCTGTTCACCATCATCGTGGCCGCGTTCGTGGTTGGACTGCTTGCAGGCAAATCGTGATCCCAGAAGTGTGGGAATGGCTCGCCGGCCAGATCATCGTTGGTGCTGCAATTTGGGGCGGAATCCGCGCAGATATTCGCGGAATTCATCACCGGCAAGATCAGTTAGGCAAGAGCATCACTGAGGCGCACCAGCGTATTGATCGGTTGTTGGAAAAAGGTCGTCACGAAGATTAACGAATCGCCCCGGCGCACCTGTCATAGCACTCTCCCCTTCCGTGCTGGCAATCGCCTGGGCACATTATTTGAGCGCCTCGAATGACACCAAATCAAAAAGCATTTCTGGAAATGATTGCTTACAGCGAACTGGGCTCCGCACTGTTGAAATCCTCCGACAATGGATACAACGTCATAGTCGGGTCAACACCGGCGCACCCGATCCTGTTTCACGACTACTCAAAACATCCGCGTCAACTGATAAAGCTGAGGCCCACGCTTGCATCAACTGCGGCGGGCCGCTATCAATTGCTTGCTCGTTACTTCGATGCATACAAACTCAGCATGGCCCTACCAGACTTCTCGCCGCATAGCCAAGACTTGATTGCGCTGCAACAGATCAAGGAGTGCCGTGCGCTGGATGACATCGAGGCCGGAAGGTTCCAGTCGGCCGTCAGGAAGTGCGCTCACATTTGGGCAAGCCTCCCCGGTGCCGGTTATGGCCAGCACGAAAACAATATGGAAAACCTACAAGCGGCCTACAAGCAAGCTGGCGGCACGCTGGCATGACCCTGGTGGTTTCACAAAAGGATAATCTATGAAAGATGGCTACAAAAAGATTTGCCGAGACTGGTTCACAGAAACCAATAATCTAACCCATGATCCGGTACGGGCGCTGGCGGCTGGTGTGATATTGGCCGGTGTAATGCTCGTTGTTTACTCAGTGGTTTGGCGCGGTGAAAAATTCGACGTGCAAACATTCGGGATTGGCATGGCCAGCTTGTTTGCTGGCATGGGCGCGGCACTGGGATTAAAGAAAGAATCTACCCATGCGCAGGGCAAGGATGACAGCTAAAATTCTGGCATTCAAGGATGCATTCCTGCTGATCGTTGCAATCTCCGTGGTGCTGTTCGCCATATCTTGGGGATGGCATTGGTATCGTGAGCATGGCGCGCCTGTTGGGAAGTCTCTGCCCGCTATTATTGCCTGGGAAGTCGCTCAACAGCCACATGAGTTGGTCGACATGAAGGCTCCGCCCGAAGTTATTGCTGGCGGAAAGAGGGTCAAGGAAAACCTGAATCTTCCTGCCTCAGTAGTGCAGCAGGACAGCAAAAAGGTGACGGGGGCCGCCACCACGAAGGCAGATGGTCACCGTCATACAATCACCAGTGTGCTGGATACATCCACCGGCAAGACCACCATGTATGACCGGGTAGACCCACTACTGTGGTTCCAATTTCTCACCAGTGGGCGTGTCGGCGCCTACTACGGAACAGGTGATCAAGGCGCGGCTGCCATGCTGCTTGCAGAGCAGGATTTGTTGCAGGTTAAGGCGCTTCGACTTGGAGTAATCGGTACGGTGACTCAACCAACCGGTATGAACGCTGGGCAGCTCTCAACCCATGGATTCGTTGGCATCGGTGGACGGATCGAATGGTGATTATATTCCTCCAAGTATTCGACATAAATATACGCAGTTAACTGACATGCGATCTGATCACGGCATTGAACGCCACGCTGCGGTACTGCCCGGTGCTGGCAACCGAGTCCGAGGGCCGGCTCGCCGCCATCGTAGATTTCACATTGAATCTTGGCGCCGGACGGCTCCAGACATCGACGCTCCGACGGCGGATCAATCAGCAGGACTGGTCAAGCGCAGCGCAGGAGTTGCGCCGGTGGGTCTATGGTGGCGGGAGGGTATTGCCCGGCCTAGTCGCGAGACGACAAGCTGAGATATCTTGCTTATGCCCGTAACATCGATTTGTCCGCATCCAACCCGTTAGCCCCCAGCCCTTCTCGACATTCAACCATGTCGGAGAGGCTGGGGGCTTTTCTGCGTTTCTGCTTGAATTATTTCCCTTGCTGAGAGGCATCGCAAATGGTTACACTATGCATAATAATTTCTTAATTTGTGCAGGGTTACAGTAGCTTCT